CTCCTCCTTTCCCTCAACTTCTTCAAAGGTGCCATCATGCTCTCTTCCTTCACTTGTAAAATGTGCGGTTACCCGTACATCTATTGCTCGTGTTGGGGAGGGTTCGACGGCATCTTCTGGAAGCCAAAGGTCAGGCAGGAGGGTGTCTTTAGCCGATTACTCGGCGGCTCTAGTGAGCCTGATCGATCGAGGAGTCCGCTATGAAGCGTCCTCCCTTCGCCGGCGTTCGAGGGGGTCCTTGTACCCTCTACAGCTGGAATGGGAGTATAACGCCCGTGGGCGGAACTTCCTTGATCGAGACTGGTAGCTATAGCTCGGTTAAAACACCGGGCTTTCGTTCAGCGAGAAAAACCAATTCGTTGCCCCTTAATCCACATAGCTGGGCCAACTACCGAGAGGTAAGGAAATCCGGCGAGTGGGGGGGGTATACGGCTTGGGCCGATCGTTGGACAGGGTATCGGGGTTTTATAGACGACTACATCGACGGTGAAAAGCTACCTTACCGTCCGGGGCCAGAAGGCGTAGAGCAAAAAGCCAGGAATGCCGTTCTAAACTCTTTGAAGAGTCAGAGCGTCAACCTAGCTCAAGCTTTCGCCGAGCGGCGCCAGACGGCGAGCATGCTCTCTAAGTCGGTGAATCGAATAGCAACCGCGGCACTTGCCATCCGTCATGGTAACTTGCGCCATGCCGCCAACATGTTTGGGATGAAGTACGGCAGGAGTGGTCGAGCGCTTACGCGCGAGATTCCTCCTTCCCCTAAAAACCTCTCTAATTGGTGGCTAGAGTATAGTTATGGATGGCGTCCTCTGCTACAAGACATACACGGCGCGGCCGAACTTATAGCGAAGACGTACGAGTTTGCCCGACCCACGATCGCTTACGGTCAAGCCACTGGTAGTACTTTTGACAAGTACATTCAGCAGGTCCATACCGACAGCAGAAGTAGTTCGGTGCTCACTTGCACGTCCAGCCAACAGGTTCGAGCGCGCTATGTGATCGAGTTTGTAGAGGACGATGCTACGAGGTCAAGACTGGCCCAAACAGGGATCACCAATCCGCTAGAGCTGGCGTGGGAATTACTCCCATACTCGTTCGTGTTGGATTGGTTTATTCCTGTCGGAGAGTACTTGAAAACCTTCGACGCTACAAACGGCCTCTCTTTTAAGAGAGGGACGCTGAGCGTCGTTTCCTCGGGCACTCATGATTCGGGATGGACTCCGAACCACGCCGAGATTAGTCCGGACGGAAGTGGCCCTACTGTGATCACTGGGGGAGGTGCGTACATTGAATATACGTACAAATCTCGCTCAGTTCTCGGAGGGTTTCCTTCGCCGGCGTTCCCGACGTTTCAGCCATCACTTGGAGTAAGCAGAACCCTTTCGGGTCTCGCCCTCCTAACTCAAGCCTTTAAAAGGTAATTCCCACATGGCAGCTCGTGCTGTAATCTCTCTTCTCGACGGGCAAGCAACTCCCGTCGCCCATACCTTCTCCCCGAACTCTGGTGACGGCAACGTCCCAGGGACCTCGGTGATCAGTTATGAGGACCGCGTGGGCGGTGTATCGGTCGGCTTCAATCGAGTGTCCATCTCGACACGTCAGCCCTCGAAGCAGAATCGCAACTACAAAGTTGCGGTCCTGATCCAAGTGCCCGTGCTCGAAGTGGTCTCGAATTCGACTGTCTCTGGTATTGCGCCGGCTCCCCAAGCGGCTTACGTCGACACCGTCCGGATGGAGTTTATCCTCCCGGAACGGTCGTCGGTGCAAAGTCGCAAGGATTTGCTGGCGTACACCAAGAACCTGCTGGCCAATGCGGTCATGACCAGTTCCATCGTGGACCTCGAGCAACCCTGGTAAGCCAAAAGCTTGCTATGGAAATACTCAAGTTCCTGATGGTCTGCATCATGATCGTCATCCTAGCTATCCTCGTTTCTCAACGTACGGAAGGTTCTCGTGAACGTTTCTCAACGCCACAAGCTAGACAGTCGTCTTCGACTGAAGTCGAGCCGTGAAATCGCTCTTGCGGATGTCTCTCAGCTTTTTAAACTCCTCCCCCACCATGGTACTGGCTCGAGTCCTTTGGACTTTAGTCAGGCTCTGGCAGAAGTAGATGAGAAGCCGAGGGATCATCACCACGCTAGAAGGTTGTCCCTTCGTAACAACTTCCTGAAGAAGTTCAAAGGTTTTACCTTTGGAAATCCGCGGGAGGAAGCCAAGAAGAAATTCCTTCTATACGAGGACCGTTGTCGCGAGTCGAATCGAAATATCCGGGCCTATAGAGAGGGGCACAAATGTGACCACCTCCTGCAAGCTGTCATGTTGACAGCCCAGAGAAAAATCTCTCAGGTACTCGGACGTTTCGACTTTGACGAGCTTCTTCGTGTCTCTCGGTGGGGTCCTGGATCTACGTCCAGTTGCAAAGGATCCCAAGTCTCGTCAGCAATGAAGTTCGCTTCACGACCTGACGTTACGAGCGAGTTCCTGTATAAGGCGCGCTTGTCGTTGCCTTTACTCCCATCCTGGTCGGCTTTACTGGCCGATCAGGAGTATGGGTTCATCGGAAATCCGATGATGCCTGTCGTTAAGGGAAACAGGATCACCTTCGTTCCGAAGACAGCAAAGACGGACCGTACCATCGCAGTAGAGCCCCATGTCAACGTCTTCTTCCAGAACGGCCTCGGCCGCATGATAAGAAGGCGTTTAAAGACTAGGGCCCAAATCGACCTGGATGACCAGACGCTTAATCAGCGCCTGGCTCGCCAAGGTTCGATTGACGATGGACTCGCAACGTTGGATCTTGAAGGAGCCTCGGACACCATTTGCCGAGAGCTCGTGAGAGATTTACTTCCAGAA